ACCGCAAGCAGCTCCTGTGGTGTGAGCGACTGCATCACGGGCATGATCTGCGCGATCGTCCAGCCCTCGCCGCCCAGGAGGCGCTGCAGGTTGCCCTCGTTGCCCACGTTGAGCGCCAGCGCGATGCGGGCCTCGCGGTTCAGGCTGCGGTTGATCGTCGGGAAGAACTGCCCCTTTCCGCCCATGCGCCCCGGCTGGGCGAAGACGGGCGTCATGATCTCGGACAGCGCCTTGGTAGCGCCGGCCCGCATCGTGGTTTCCATGTCGCCGCGCTCGTTCGCCACGCGCACGAAGTATTCCCACATCGGGCCGCCGTCCCGGCCACCGTCCATGATCCGCGCCCACGTGGCCGCCTTGATGTGCGCCGCGCCGAAGCGCTTCAGACCCTGCAGCGCACGGCCCATGCGCGTGGTTGGCGTGCGGGTGTCAGCGGTGCGGCCGTCCGCGTGCAGTTCGATGCTCGCCACGATCTCATTGCGTGCAGCCTCGTACTCGCGCCGGCCCTTGGCCGTCAGCAGGTATTGCTTCAGGCGGCCCAGGTGCTCGATCTGTTTCACCGCGTCGAACAGCCCGCGGAACTCTTCAACGGTCATGTCCTTGAACGACTTGCGGAATGCCCCATCGAGCAGTTCGGGCGGGATGTCCGGTTCGATGCCCGCGTCCTGCTGGCTCTTGATCCAGTCGGCGAGCGCCGCGCGCTTGTCGATGGTCTTCAGGCTTTGCCCGGTACGCAGGTCGAACCGCTCCAGCAGCGCATCGATCTGGTCGGCGTAATCCGCAGTCAGTGCCTTGCGTACCGCCGCGCTGTCGAACTTCTTCAGGTAGCGCACGCCGGCCGCGACTTCTTCCTGCGCGTCGTAGGCGGCGCGCGTGGCGTAGTTGTTCACCAGCTCGTTGCGCTTCTCGGCCGCCGCCGTAGCAAGGTCGCCCGACTGGCTGGCCTTCTGCGCCGCCCGTGCGGCCTTGGCCTCGGCGCTGGCGTACTGGCCGGGCCGGATGTCGCGCACGCGCAGGCGGGCGATCATTGCAGCGGCGTACTCGCGGGCGGCGCTGGCGAGCACCTTGCGCCGCCCGGTCGCCTTGGCCAGTGCGTTGATCTCGGTGGCGATCATCCGGGCGCGGGCGTCGTTGTGGATGGCTTTGTCGGCCGAGCGCGCGATGGCCTCGGGCGTCGCCAACTCGCCAAACTGCTCCATCATGCGCTGGTCGGTGAGCGCGTCGATTTCCTCTTTCGGCGGCGTGGCCTCGGCCAGGGTGCGAACCAACTCATCGCCGGACGAGAAACCGAACAGCTCGGCCACGATGTCGGGGTGCAGGCCGTTATCCGCTGTCATGCGCCGGGCCTTTACCGCTGCCACGGCTTCGGCCGGCGCGCCGATCTCGGCAAGGGCCGCACGGTCGAGACGGCCGGTCAGCAGATTGCCGGCGATGACCTGATCGCCGGGTCGGACACTGTTCGCGCGCAGCACGTCATAATCGGCCTGCGTGGAATAGACCGGCGAGCCGCCCATTTCCGCGTGAAAGGCTTCCTCGAAGTCGCGCAGCGCGGTGTTGCCGTTCTCGTCGTGCTTGATGTAACCCAGCTCGGCCAGCTTCTCGGCCATCTGATAGACGGTCAGCCCCTTGCCCTCGGCACGCAGCACCGGCTTTCCGAACAGGCCGGAAGCCGGCTTGTCCTCGGGCTTCACACCCCACAGCGACGCCGCGCTGTCCCGGCCGATGCCCCCCAGCTTGGCGATGGCGGCAAACAGCGAGTCGATGCCGGGATCGACGATATCCGGATCGGACTTGAAGCGCTCAGGCGGGGGCAGCTTGTCGTCTTCGGAAATCTTGCCGGTGAGGAACTGCCACGCGCGATAGACCGGCTGGCTCATTACCTCGCGACGCACTTCCATGCGCAGGTTGGCCCGTTGCGTTTCGCCCTGCTTCTGGAGCCGCGCGATCTCGCGCCCGCGTGCGTTGCGCAGCCATTGCAGATCGCGCAGCCCGCGCGCCTGTAGATCCTCGACTGCATCGGCAGTGGCTTGCGCGCCGAGCGCCTGGTAGGCCGCGAACTCTTCCGGCGTCATGCCAGCCTGCTCGGCGGTGCGGAACAGCGGCATCATGCTGCGGCCCTGCTCGGCAAGCTGGATCTGCTCGCCGGTGGCGATCATGCGGTCCATCACCCCGCGCACCTCGTCGGTCAGCTCGACGTTGAGCGCCTTCAGGTCGCGGTAGATATTGACCAGCCACGCGCGAAAGCGCTGGAACACGCCCTGCAGCTCGATGCTCGGCGCCTTGCCCTCGAACAGGTAGGCCTCGAAGCCGCGGGCGAATCGCTCGTGATAGTCGCGCTTTTCCTCGAAGTCGAGCGCGTTCCATTCGTGAATGTCGCGCAGTCCGAACCACGCCAGCAGCGCGTTGGCGTCGCGGATGATCTCGTTCTCGCCCTCGGTGCGCTCTTCAACAGCCGCCAGTCGGGCGGCCATGTCGAGCTGGGCTTCAAGGAAGAAGTGTCCGGTTTCGTGGAGGAAGGTCGAGAGATCGGCCGACTTCAGCAGCGTGATGGTGTTGCTGGCCGGCGAGAAAGCGCCGCGCGGACCCTGGTTGAAAACGTCGGAACCTGCCGACGTGCTTTGCTCATTCAGGTCTATGCCGTGTTTCGCAAGAAGCGCGCCGAGGGTGTCTTCTGCCTTTTTCAGTGATGCTGCAACGATGTCACTGCCGGAGCCTGCCCCAATTTTTCTAAGTCTCGAGCGCTCCCTGGATATTGAGTCCTCAAGGTCTACGATCTTGCCAAAGTCCCTGTCGATGGCTCGAATTGTTGCATCATCAGGGGTGTAAAGAAGTTTTGAAGGCCGGATAAGTGCATGGGAATCTGAGTCCGTTCCGATGCGTTCGCCCGTATACACATAAGGCCTAAGACCTTTGTCCTTCATCCTCAGAAACATGTATTCGGACAAGCCTGAAGCGATGTCAACAGGATGGGTGTCGGACGATATCTCAACCGCAGAAAGGCCCGCATGGGAATCCCCGGATTGATAATCCCGACTGGATGCCCCTTTTTTCAAGTCAAACTCAGGCCCGGCGCTCCATCTGACGAACACGCGACCATGCAACTCGGCAAGCCTTTCAATCTCAGACGTTGCGGATAGGGCGGAGCGATAGTCCGACGCAGGGGTAAGCTTTGCGCCTCCCTGTTCCACGTCGCCAGCGGGTTTGAGCGCTTGTTTGCCGGCGACGTTCTTGACGTCATCCATGCCGGCAACATTACCAGTTTTGCCCACCTGGTCAAACTGCGACCCGCCCACCGCCTGCGCCGTCACGTTGAGCGGGTATCGGGCGTAAAGCTCCTGTGGCGTGATGCCCATCTTCGCAGCCTGCACGGCGAAGAAGTTGCCCACCAGGGTGGCGTAAGCGTCGTTCGCCGGCCCGGTAAAGCGGCCGGTGTCGTCCAACTGCTTGCGGATCTCGGCCCGCACCACGTCTGCCGACTCGCGGAACGCGTCGTGCCCCTGCCGGTCTTCCATCGCGCGCTCGACCTCGGCGCGCAGATCCTCGGCATGACTCTGCATGTACTGCTGCGCTTCGGCCCGGCTGAAGCCTTCCGGGTCGGTCTTGAGATGATCGAGCAGCGCGCCGGCGGCGTCGGTCGGGACGATCTTGGCGGCGTACTCGTCGATTGGGATTGCGATCTGGCCGCCGGTCTGCATGGCTTGCTGAATCTGGCTGGCGACGGCCGGCGATGCCGCGATGACCTGATCGGCCACGCCGGATTGCATCAGTGCGTTGGCGTCGATGAACACGGCCTGCACCGGCGCGCCGTCGGCAGCGCTGGCGACGAACTGCTCGAAGGTTTCCGGGTCTCGCTGGAGCACCTTGCTGGCCGCAATCGCCTGATTCAGCTTGTCCAGGTACTCGCCGCCGCGCTCGGCATCCTTCGCCGCCTGCGCCCGGCCGGTGGCAACCTGCACGATCTTGCCCGCGCCACCCATTGCGGCGGACTGTACCAGCGTCGCGAGGATGGTCTGATACACCGCATCCGGTTGCGCCTTCAGGTAGTCGGTCATCGTCACGTCGGGATTAGCGATGGCCGAATCCGTCATGTTCTGCACCAGCGTGGCGATGATCTCGGTCGGGATCTCGCGCCCCAGCAGGCCAGTCATGAACTCGCCGAAGCCCGCCCGCCCGAAGTTCTTCACCAGGAAGCCCATCGGTAGCGCCTCGGTCAGCACCTCGATGCTGCCTTCCATGCCTGCACCCAGCGCGGCCTCGCCGGCGGTTGCCCCACGGGCGGAGTATTTGCCGTAGGCCGGTGCCGCAGAGTTCAGGCCTGCCAGTGCAAGGCCCGGAGCCGGCGAGCCCGTCATGATCGATGCGGCCACGCCCGGCAGGTTCTGCAAGAGGGACACGCCACCCGAGTAAAGGCCGCTCGCCGTCGAACTCTCGAAGGCCGGCGTGGTGTAATCCTGCTGGGCCTGCGCCTGCCCTGCCTTGCGCACCAGATCGGCGCGGCGCACCTGGTCGGCAGCATCGCCCACAGTGCCGAACATCGCATCGTTGAACGCGAGGCGCAGGCCTGCGATCAGCGGCTTGAACTTCAACGCGTCGGCCAGGCCCCCCGCCACAGATGCGAAGGACGGCGCCGGACCCTTCCATGCCTTGAGCGCGTTCTCGGTGTTGGCGAGCCCTTCCACGTCGTCATGGGCAATCTTCGCCTTCTCCACGTCGGCCAGTAGTGCCGCCGTGGCCGGCGAGGTTTTCGCGAGCGTGTCGAAGTCGATGCTGCCGACCGCCGCCTGCCGCTTCATTTCTTGCGGGAGGGCCATCACGGTATCGACCGGTACGCCGGTACGCCGGGCCACGCGCAGCGCTTCGGCGTGGGCGTCCGGGTTGGTGTCGGCAGCAACGGAGAAGCTCACGCGGGCGGCCTGCGCCGGGCTCGGCTGCAGGGTTGAGGCTACGGCGGCGTCGAAATCGTCACTCATTTGCGGGCGTATTTCATGTTCCAGTAGGCGTTCATGATCTGGGCGTCGGTCGGGCTATCCACGCCGCGGCGCTTGAAGGCGGCCTTGATGTTGTCTTTCGCGGCGCTGTCGATGTCGCCGATCTTCATCCCGAGCACCGGGCCGGATGTGTCGGTGAACCAGCCGCGGAAGGTGGCGTTCTTGGCGAAGAGCGCGTCGATGTGCTGCGCCACTTCGGCGTCGGTGAATTTCTTCCCGGCCTCGCGCTGGGCCGAGACGAAGTACTGGTCGACGAACTGCCGGATGCCACCAATCCGCGCCGCGTCCGCGCCGCCGTCGTCCTTGGGCGTGGGGTCCATCTTCAGCATGCGCAGGCGGGCGTCGAGGGTCTGCTTGATCGCGCCGCTGTTCAGATCACCCGGCCCGTTCGCTCCCGGCGCGCTGCCGGTGAGCTTGGCGCGCTCGTTGGAGAAGTGCTTGAAGTCGGATTCGGAAAGCTCGCGGCGCAGCGCAAAGAACTCGCTATCCCCCATGGCGGCCAGCGCCGCCGGGTTTCCGGTAAGCTTGTTGTAGAGCCACAGGCTGGTGGTGTCGTCGCCCTTGCTGATCTTCTGGGCGAAGGCCAAGACGTTGTCCACCTCCTTCGGCGGGATCGAGCCGCGCACGCTGGCCGGCAGGTCAGTGAAGCGCCCGCCGTTCTGGATTACTGCGCGCATGGCGTTGGCCGTGGCGTCGTCCTCCCGCTGCTTGACTGCCTTGGTCTGCTCCTCGAACTGCCGGCTGGCTTCCTCGCGGGCCAGCTTGTAGCGGGCCGGGTTGCCAGCAAGGCGCGGGTCAGCGCGCAGCCGGTCGTCGATCTCGGCAAAGGTCGGACGTGGCAGCTCGCCCCCGCCGGCGGAGAGCGCCACCATGTTTTTGGCGACGTACTTCTGCGTTTCCTGCGGCAGAAAGCCGAGCCAGTCGATCTTCTTGGGCGCATTCGGGTCGGCGCTGGCATTGATCATCACCGGCTTCTCGGCGTTCTTCAGGGCCGCATCCACGCGGCCAGGTCCGGCGTTGTAGGCGGCCCATGCCTTGGCTGGGTCGCCACCGTAGCGCTTCAGCATCGCGTCGAGGTAATCCCGGCCGACGCGCGCCCGCTCGTCGGGCGAGTTGTCCGCCGCGGGCTTCACGCCGAAACCCGGATTAAGGTTAGTGCCATCGAGCACCTGCATTTCACCCTTGGCACCCTTGGGCGAGGTCAGCAACCCGCCATCCTTGCCGTACCGCTGCCCGTTGGATTCGGTGCCGAGCGTGATCGTGACCATGCGGCTGAAGTCGGTTTGCTGCATGCGCGGGGCAGCCTGCCGCACCACGTCGCCGGCGACGCTCGCGCCGATCTGCGCGTCCATCTGCTTGGTGATGTGCGCTCGCACCGCGAGGATGTCATCGGCTTCCATCTGGGGGCTGTACTTGCGCAGGTAGGCGTCGGCGTAGGCCGGATCGTTCTGCTCAAGCGCGGCGAGCATGGCGGTCTTGTGCCCGGTGCTCGAGAGCTTGCGGGCCTGCGCCTCCTGCCACTCGGCCGACTTGCCCAGCAGTTGGGCCTGCCGGTAGGTTTCGGCCTTGATGCGGGTGACGGCCTTATCGACGGCTTCCGGGTCGCGCCAGTTCAGGCCGATATCCTGAATGGCGGTGGACATCACGCCTTCGGACACCGACAGGCTATAGGTCTTGAACTCGGTCGCCTCGTGCTGTTCAAGCTGCCCGACGAATGCCGTCTTGACGCCGCCCACATGCTTGGCGAAGAGCATCTTCTGTTCTTCGTTGCCGAGCGTGCCGGCGATGTCGTCCAGGTGCTTTTGTAGGGCGTCGCCGTATTCCTGCACCAGCGGCTTGCCGTCCGGCCTCTCAAGCGCGTTGATGCCGCGCAGGTTCGTGAAGCCGGCGTCCTTATCGTAGGTGAGCCTGAGCGACGCCTCCTTGGCCCTGTTCAGCGCATCGGTGACGCGCAGCTCATTGGCCTGCTGCTGCATGTCGGTGGCGATGTTCGCCGCCACTTGGCCGGCCTGCTGCATGCCCTGGCCGAACTGGCGCATCTGGGCGCCGGCTACATCGGGCATGTTTGGCGCGTCAAAGCGTGCCTGCGGGAGCGTGTTCGGGCCGACGCTCGGCCCATCCTGGCGCGGTACGATTGGCATTTACCAGCCCTTCCCGAAGAAGCTGGATGACGAACTGGCCGGCTCTGGCATGTTCAGATCAACGGTCGGCTTTGTCGCGAGCGCGCCGATCTTGTTCATCGAGTACCACGACCCGGCCACCTTCCCACCTTCGGATAGCAGTGTGCTGAACGCCTGCATGCCAGGGCTGATCGAGTCGGCCGTCGCGCGCTTCATGAGCGCATCGTTCTGCAGGTTTGTGGCCTGCATTCGATAGCCCCACGCGGAGCGAATTGCGTTGGCCTCAGCCGTGTTGCGATCAATCTCCTTAATCATGTCGGTGCCGGTCTGCACCTCGGCGGCGCTGCCTTCGCCCATGTCTACGCCGTTGGCGGCCAAGGCGACGCGCTGGCGCCCCTTGAGCTGTCCGGCCTGCAGCCCGATGGAGTTGGTCTGGGCGCGGCCCTGCGACAGGACGGACTGCGCGCCGATCTCTGCGATCCGCGCGTTGATGTCGGCGATGTCGGCCTGCCCGTTGAGCAAGCTCTTCTGGCTCTTGGCGCTGGAGTAGGCGCCGATGACGCTGGACACAGCGCCGACTCCTTGCATCGCGATGGCGGCAGTGGCAAATGACATGGGGCACCCCCGGAATGTTTTCCAGCAGAGTGCCCCACGCGCAGCGCGCCACGCGCACCCGCTACCCGCCCACGGCAACCTCGAGCGTGAGGCTGACCAGTGTCAGCGGAAGCGGGTCGACCTGCCGGACATAGACCTGGCCGGACGTGCCCCACGACGGCGACAGCGTGATGGCGACCTCATCCGACTTGAGCGCCGGCGGCGAGCCGTAGGGTTCGGTCGTGCGCTGCTTGGCTTCCACCAGCTTGTCGGTGTCCGGCCCCACGAAAATACCGGACGACCGGAACACCCGCAGCCATGCGCGGTTCACGTTCTTCGGCTTGCCCTGCCCGTATCCGCCATCCGTGGCGAGCGCCGGCGGCAGGGTTTCGAGGTCGGAAACATAGGGCAGGCCCACGTGAACAACACTCGCAACCTGATCCAGCGTGATGGCGCCGGATGTGACAACCCGCTGCGGATGCACGGCGCCGTCGGCCAGAATGGAAACTGTTTTTCCTTCCAGGTGATCGAGGCCGCTGATTGTCGCCGCCGGCGCGCCGCGATAAGACAGACCGGCATCCACGAAGAAGGCGTCCGACTGGCTGGCGAACTGCCGTGACTGCAGCCGCTCCACGTAGCGCACCGTAGCCCCATTCACCGTGCGCCGGATGACTGCATAGAGCACATCCTCGCGCCCCTCTGCGACGACGGTAACAGACTCGAAGCTACCGTCGGTGACGTGCTGGTGCCACGCGCCGACCTGTTGCTCGGGAACGTAGGTGATGCCCAGGAGCACGCCGTCGCTGCGCACCGCCCACACAATCGGATACGGCGCCTTCGAATAGGCCATGTCGGCGATGTTGAAGGTGTCGAACAGGTGCGAGGCGCGCAGGGACAGGTCGCCGGTGATAAAGCCGTTGGCCTGCCAACTGTAAGCCATCTCCCGCAGGTGCCCGCCGCGTGCAGCTTCATAGACCATCGTGTTGTTGATGATGACCGGCTGCACGTTGCTGGCGCCAACATAGCTCTGCGGCTTGACGCTGAACGTGCTGGGCGTGAGCGCGTCGGAATTGATGGACGACACCCGCCACTCGGCGGCGCTGGTAAGCATGACCAGATTCGAGAGCGGCACCAGGTGCCGGATCGTGTTGGCCTCGCGGGCAGCCACGCGGAACGCGATCCTGTCATCGTCACGGGTCGGTAGCGAGTAGCTCATTGCTGACTCAGTGCCGCTCTTCGTCATCCAGATGTTCTGCGGTTTGTTGCCGGTTCCCGCAAAGCATCGACGCTGCTCGAAGTAGCTTACAGCCGCCGGGTAGTTGCCCGGTGCGTCGAACGGCGCATCGTAGGTCGGCGGCACCTTGGACGTGTCGGGAGCGATATTGTCATCCACCAGAGACAGGCCCGTGGTTTGGCCGATGTAGCCGTATACGCCTCCGGAGAGCATGTATACCGAGTACCGCGACGCCCCAGTAACGGCCGACCATGCGATGGTGTTTTTGCGCCCGGTGGTGAAGAGGTTGTTCGTGCAAGTGGCAACGACCGACGCCTGGCTCTCGGTCACGCCATCGGAGGCCGTAGCCGTCACGACATAGTTATAAGTGATCGTGGTGTCGGTGTCCGACGGCGTGGCAGTCGGGCTTGCCGGCGCGGCGATACTAGGTGCAAAGCTGATTGACGAAAGCGCCCAGCTCGTCGCCCCAAGCCGTCGCAGCTCGGCCGGCGGGTAGTTCGGGTGCACCAGGGTCAGCACGTCGGCCGACTGGACGAAATGGATATCGAACAGATCCGCTTCGGCATAGGTGTTCACCACTTCGTAGGGCACGCCCCCCGAGAGCAGCGTCGCGCCCGCGGTATGGAACCTGAAGTACCCGGCGCCCAGCTCGATCACCATCGTCTGGCTGGTGTTGAACGTGAAGGGGATCAGGCGCACGCGCTTGCTCGAATCCTTGACCGCACGCACGAACTGAAACCCCGGACGGTTGGCGGCCGGGCCGTGCGGCAGGATGATGAAGTTCAGCGCCTTCGCCAAGGCGCCGCCGTACTTCGCATCGGAGAAGCGCCCATAAAACTCGGGCGTCACCTCGCCAGCGCCGAACGACTGTTGGAATGTGCGGACGGTAGCCATGTCAACGCACCCCCAGCCACGGCGGGGTATGCGTCGGCCGTGCGCGCCGCTGGTTGGCGTCCGACTCCTTGGCTTGCGCCAGATATGCTTGAGCCATCTTTGCGCAGCGCTGAGACTCGGCGGCGCCGGTTTCGCCTTTCAGGATCGGCCCGGCCAGCATCGACGCCAGGTGCCACGACAGTGCCGTGACGAACAGCGGGCTGAAGCGCGTGGTGTCGGTCACCAGTGCCGTATAGCGCAGGGCCGCGCCCGCCTGGTCGGTATAGATCACCTGCGCGCCGTTGTCGTCGATCTCGCATGCGAACTCCTGCGGCTGGTAATCGTCGGTGACGCCATCCGGCAGCACGGCGAGAATGTTCAGCGCATCGGCCGGCTGCGCATAGGCGTATTCCCATTCGGGCCAGCCCGACGAGAGCAGCGCGAGGCGGATGCGCCGTGAAGCGAAACCCCACGAATGGAGCTCGAGAAGAGCGTCACGGGCAACGGGGTAGAACCGGGCGCAGTGCTCGGCCTGCGCGCTGCCCTCTGGCGGGTCAAGGCTGGCGACAGTTGCCTCGTCGCCGATGTGGCCGAGCGCCAGATTGCAGATATCAACTTCGGAAGCCATGTCGGAACCTCAAGAAAAACGGGGCGCATCTTGACGAGGCGCCCCGCGAAACTGCCCGAGGGCAGGAGGAGACTCAGGTCAGGTCTTCAGCATCTGTCGGCTCGACCTTCTTGCCGCCGCGGGCAGCCTTCGGGGGTTCGACCGGCACAAACCACGATGCCTTTTCGCCCTCCGCAACGTCGAACTTGTCATCGGCGTTGCGATAGCTGCCGTAAAAGCCGGGGGCGGTAGCGATAACTTTCATCACAGCCTCCTATCAGGCAACGGTGAAGCCGGACGGACGCGCGATGTTGCGCTGAACGTCGAGGGACACGAAGGCCGTGAACTTGCCAGCCGTCAGCGCGGCAGTGGCGACGCGATAGACAACACGGAAGTACCGACGCAGCCCCAGCGGCGGGCAGGTCTGCAGGAGTGCAGTGCCCTGCACGACGCTGGCGACCGGAACAACCGGACCGGCAAGCACATCGGCAAAGGTCGAGCCGTCGGCGGAATCCTGCAGCACCGCTTGCACAGTGGCCGAGCCGCCGGAGGTCGCGGTCGTGTCGGTCACGACATTGATCCAGAGGTTGTCGTTCAGGCCGATGTCGGAACTGTTGGCGCTGCCGGTGTCGTAGATGTTGGTGGATGCGGTGTCACCGGTGGAGGTAACAGCCTGCGCGATGGAAAGCTTGGTGTTGGCGTCGAGCATGCCCATGTTGGCTGTCTCCTGGTTAGACCACGCGGGCCTCGGTGGAAAGGATCTGATCGACGGTCAGCACCGGGACGCCGAGGAATCGCAGCTGACCGCCCTGGATGCCGGTGCCTTGGCCTGCCACAGAGCCTGGTCCGACATTGCCGAATTGATTCACAGCATCGGTGAAGCTCAGGGCGTTCTGGCTCTTGTCCAGTGCGCCGACAGAGAGCATCTCCTTAACGGTACGGTTCGCGATGAAGGTAGCGTTGCCCATGCCCATGGAAGGGATGCGCGCCAAGGCTTTGATCATCAGCTTGTTGATCCAGGTCGCGGCGGTCACGGCTTGCGTGCCGGTCTGACCGGTCATGTCGGAAACGTCGATGTTGGCGATCCGCACGGCGTAACGCCAATCCTTGACGTGCAGGCCGAACTTCCACTTCCAGATCTCGCCATAGGCGCGGAAGCGGTCCCCGTTTTCGTCAAAAGCGTCGATCTCGCCCAGGTCCTGCTGGGTAAGGCCGGCTTCGGTGCCTTTCGGGTAGATGCCGCACACGGTGTTTTCACCCCAGACCACCAGCCAGATAGAGGTATTGTCCGATCCGGAGCCGCCGGCATCCAGGATGTTGGCGCCGGATTGCGCAGCCAGCGAGTTGTAACGCGGGGTCAGGCCCAATACCCCATCCGGATTGATGCTGGTGTCGCCGTACATCATCTGCTGAGCGTAGGTCTGGTTCATCGACTCGATGAACGCGAGGCCTTCGGACAGGCGGAACGCGGCGGTGTTCTGGTTGAGTTTTGCGAGATCCACGTCGATCTCGTTACGCCCTTCGGCCATGGCGCACACGTCCTCGATGGTCGCACGGCCCGACTTGCTGACTTTTACGCCACGATAGAAGCTGCGCAGCGTTACACCGGGGAGGCCGGTGCGCACACCAGCCTTGTGGCCGGTCGGAAGGTTGCCTTCGATGTACGGGATGTAATTGATCAGTTCGTTCGACTGGTTGAGCAGTTCGGCGACAACAAGCGCCTTGCCGTCAGGGCCGAACGTCTTGGCAACGTCGACGAGCGTGTTGCGGCCGGCGTTGATCGGATAGGTTGCCATGGTTGCTTATCCTTTCAGGATTTGTCGTACAGGACCGCAGACGGGTCTTTTGCGCCAGCGGGGGCAGGCTTGCCACCGATGAACTTGGAATCCGGGCTGATGGCCTGGCCGACGCGGGCCATGAACTTCACAACTTCCGGATGGTTTCCGAGGCGACTGGTGTCGAGCAGGCCGCGCAATTCGGCAGAGCCGAACTGATCCAGCGCGGTGCGTGCGGCGACGAGGTTCTCATTCAGCTTGTCGCCGCCAATCTCCTTGTCAGACTTGACTTGATCGACCCACTGCGCGCTGGCTGCGTCCAGGGCGCGGGACTGCTTTTCAGCGAGCGCCGGGGCGATCTTGTCGATGATCTTTTGCGCCGATGCGTTGTCGAGGTTCAGGTCTCGTGCGACGCCTTCCAGCGCGGCGAGGCTGTCGGCATCGAACTCCTTTCCTTCGGGCGCCTGCAGCTCGTACTTCTCGGGCGCACCGGTGGGTTTGGGTTCTTCCGCAGGCTTCTCACCTTCCGCCGGTTTGGCATCGGCCGCCGGCGTTTCCGCAGTAGGTGCGGGATCAGCGGAGAGCAGCGTCGCGGGCTCGGGCACTTCTGCAGCGGGTGCGGCTTGTTCAGTCAAGGTTCTTCTCCTGCATCATTGGGATGTACTGATCGGGCGCGTGCGTCTGGATCAAGGCCAGTAACCGCAGCCCGCCGTTGCGCCCGCCTTCGTTGAATGCCGTTTCTGCGGCGTCGCGCGTGAATGACAAACGGAAAACTCCAGCATGCTCAAGCACCCCACGCGCGATGCGACGGCCCCACGGCTCGGCCATGAGGCGCCTGATGTCATCCGCCTCCCGCTTTTCGGCCAGCGACGCAGCGATAGGGTCTTGGGTTTCCATGAGTGCAGCGTATTGCGTCCCGTGAACGGCACGCGCACCCCTCGCGCAACACAATGAAAAACCCCGCCGAAGCGGGGTCTGGAAAGGTGGATCGGTGCAATCCCCGCGCAACGGGGGTTAGAAAATCAGCGCATGAGGTCCGACAGCAGGGCGCGAGCCTCGCCGTCTTCGAGCGCCCGCTTGAGCAGTACCGGATGCGCGATGGTCGCCCCGCATCCGGTCGTGAGGCCAGCCGGTGCATTGCTGCCGACACTCCACTCTGTCATCGCGTTCGTCAGCGCATTTGCATCCTCAGTAGCGGTAATCCGCTCCACGCTGCCGTCCGGCAACCGCACGTACAGATCAATGGCCTGCCCCGTCCCGCGCCGCACTGCGACGACCGCGAGTCGCAGAGAGGTCGTAAGGTCAGAAATTATGGTCTTTGCCGTCGAGACAGCCTGATCGTATGCGTTACCACCGCCAGTGCGGCGCTTTTTGATGCGGAACGTCACAGTCTGCTTGCCGGTCCCATCATTTCGGCACGTCAGCACCCACCCGTCGTCCCAGGTTGAATTGCGCAGCACAAGCAGATGCTGCTCGATCGTGATCGTGCGCGGCATGATAAATGCCAGCGTGCACCCCGTTGTCCACGCGCTATCCACC